GCCTTGGCGTCAAAGTATTGCCCAAGCACCGGTCCCAAAGACTGGACATCCTGAACGGTCTTGACAGCCTTTTTGACGAGGTTTACCGCTGAAGATACCGCAGCAAGGGCGGTGATAGGGTCAATCACTTTGTCATCCAGATCGCCGCAAAAATTGTTCCTGCCATCGACACCAGCATGATGCCAGCGGTCTTGATCATGATGCCCTCAATGCGCTTGAGCCGCGCATTGATCTGATCATAGCGAATGGCGCAGACCTCCTCATGCGTGGTCAGTCGTGCGTCTGTTGCGTCAATCGTGGACATTACAACCCCTGGCCTGGCGTGATGTAGACCGTGGCTGCTGCGCTGGACAGGCCGCTGAAGAACGTGGTCTGATTGAAGCGCAGAATCTCCACGGCACCGGCCACCAGCACGATGGCTGCTGATGGCGTTCCAGCCACAGGTGCCACAGCATTTGCAGCGGCCTCTGCAGCGGTGCTGCCAGTGCCCAAGAACACCGTGGTGTTGCCTGCATTGATGAATCGAAACTGGCCTGCGTTCTGCGGGTCGAACTTCTCATAGACAGGCGCTTGGATGCCAGTAGGAGCTGATGTCGTGGCTGCGACGACTACGGTCTTGCCAAAGGGTGCAAATGCGATTTGTGAATTGCCAGCCATGTCAGACTCCTTGTGCAGCAGTGGCTGCTTTGTACGCTGCGATCACGCCAGCGGTGTGGGTGGCAGCGCAGATGGCCTGCACGCGAGCATCCTCGCCAGCGTAATCGTCGCCTGGGGCAACGACATGCCGATGGAAGGTGCCGCTGATCTGCTTGCCATCTTCGATGATGGCGGTCTTGGTGCGTACTTGGACGCAGCCGTTTTCAATCACTTCGATGCGGTCAACAACGATTACTTTTTCGAGAGCCATTTTGATAATCCAATCAAAATCAAATTCCGGTGTTCCGCACCGGCACGGCTTTAACCAATGAAATTAACCGTGACAGAGTGTGAAGCGCCAAGCCTGTTTTTCACATTCAGTTTGCCGCCCGTGTACCACATATTAAATCGCCCATCTACATCAGGATTAGTTCCTCCTGTTGAGACTTCAAAAAGGCTACCTCCTGGGGCTGCGATTGAATAAATTGCGTTGCCACCAGTCGCAAACACTGCTTGTGTTGTGTAGTCAAAATCGACACTGACGATGAACAACCCCCGCCCTGTATTGAAAAAACGAGGCGCAAATTCATACGTGCCATCGTCAACAATAAAAGTGCTTTGAACTGAAGTTGCACCACCAATAGCCCCAGAAGGATCAGCCAAAGCGCCGCCATTCAACATTGGTGCTTGATTCAGACTTGCACCAACAGAATATACGTTCAAGAATCCTTGGTTTAAAGCACCACTTACTTGACCGTTATAACTTGTTGGTGTTCCAGTTGTAGTCGTTATGAATGGTTTGGCGTTTGCAGGAGTGCTAACACCATCAATATTCATTACGCTGGTGGAAACAATGTCAAAATTATTGTTTGTGTTGTTTGTGCCAACAGCCGAATAATTTAATTTTGGAACAACAACATTGTCCAACCTAAGTATTCCGTAGGAACTTGCCCCAAAGCCGACAGTTGTAATCCAATCAACAGGGTTGTTGTTCACAGAAACATTGCTGACCAATATCAATGGTTTTGATGGAATACCAATACTAGTATTGCCAATAGTTGCGCTGACAATAATGTCTATCTTGTTTGTCCCGGTAGTTACACCAGCGCTGATTGAGTTAAAAACCTGAATTCCATCAACCATGCAGCTGCCAGTGTCTTCACCGTAATCAGCGCCTTGAAAAAAGCTAACAATTGACAAACCAGTTTGAATAGGAGATTTACTCCCTCCATCATAGCCCCGATAGAAAAATTGGCAGTTAGATACTGAGCCAACACCATACTGAAAGTTGATCTCGGTACTGCCGCCAAAATTTGTGTAGTCACTATCACGAATAATTGTTTCGTCTCGCACCGATCCAACAGCTTGGATTTTTAGCGCTCTGCCTCGGCAATTTCGAAAGATATTACCAAAAGATGTTAGTGTTGCGTCTACGTATTGGCCGGATAGCGTTGTTGGGTCAGGCCCAAAAAATCTAAACGCATCGTTGTCTACGTTAAATGCTGACCCTACTAAATCATCACTATAAATAGCTGCATATTGGTTCCCAAAATGCAAACATTCACGAATGTATTTAGCTGTGTCGTACGGTGCAACCGTGATGCCAGAAGTTCCATTAGAGCCTGGGTTTCCAGTCCCTGCTGCTCTGGTGATAAGTCTAATCCGATTGCTCTGGATAGTAACAAGCTGGAAAGAACCTGCAATATAAACAGCGTTATTCCAAATACTAGCTACATTCATCCTAAAGCGAATGAATAGGTTGTTAGAGATTGTGCAGTTTGGTAGTGTGTTGCTTGAAGGGGCGGCAGAATTGTAAACACGGATGCCACCCGCAATCTGATCATTGCCATCAAACGATAGCCCATCAACTGTCAATGAGTTGTTGCCTGTCTCAATATCAATTAGCCGATTGATGTTGTTGTTTGCGCCCGTGTAAATAAATGTCCCGTGACCGTAAAATGTCACATCAGTAGTAATGGTCGCGGAAACATTGGACGCAAGCGCATAAGTTCCTGCGGGAACAAAAACTTGTTGCGCCCCTGACTGTAATGCGGCCAAAAGTGCGGCACTGCAATCTGTTGATCCATTACCTACAGCGCCATAATCCAAAATATTGGCTGGCGCTCCAGTTATCATCGAATAAGAAACTTTTGTAAGCGACATCTTATTCCTTAAACAAAATAAGTAACTGTAAAATTAATGCCAGCGCAAGCAGTTATTGCAGAAGAAAGATAAATTGTTGTTGAAAATGCAATGAGCGTGCTTCCTTGGTTCACGTTTGCTATACCTACGCTTCCTGCAGATGCAGGTGGTGCTATGTTAGATACCGTAAACGGTAAATTTGTGCAAATTGTTCCACCAGATGCACCAGCAATAGACGTTGCCCCAGAAACGGAGCCATTTATTGTCACTTGTCTACCAACTTTTGTGTAAGTTCCAGACGAGCTAAAAGCGCCAACAACTGTAAGACCCGGACCTTGGTTTGGTGTCCAAGTTCCTTCTTCGTAGTCGTTCAGCAACTCACTGGTCATGCCACCTGGGTTTGGATTGATAGAAAAGTCAATTCCTTTTCCTGCAGTTCCAATGACGAGGTTGCCAGCGACAATGGTTTGGTCGCCTGTGCGTGTTGATGGAAATCCAACTGTTTTGAGCATTGCTTTCTCCTTAGAACAGGAATTCGATGACGGATGTGACCGGAGGCGCTTGAGAGAACGTCACGTTCCCACCGGACACCGTGTAGGTGTTCTGGTTCTGGTAGACGCCATTGATGTAAATTGCAAACGGTGTGGATGACACCGGAAAGATGGTCTGAGATCCATTGCCAGTTGCATTGGTGGCCACAGAGCCAGAATCAAGATTCCCGTTCAGCGAGCTGTAGACCAGGCTGCCTTTGCTGTCTTGCACCAAGATGCTGTAGTCGCTGCCAGCGTAGAAGCGTGATGGCGTGCCCTGGTAGACCGGATAACCGTTAAGCGTTCTGATCGGCTGCGGTGCTGCAATGGTCAGAGCCGAGTCCCAATAGACGCTGATCGGGTTGGTCTGCGGATTCAGGTTGACCGTGCCAACCCAGATGTACCCGTTCTCGAGCGGCAGGCCGTCAGCGCCAGCGAATGCTGGGTACGGTGGTTGAATCGAGAGTGCGCTCATTGTTGTTTCTCCTGGGTGGATTGTGCCTGTTGTTGCTGCTGGATGGTAGATGTCAAACGCTTGAGCAACGCAGCCTCCTCGGGACTTCCTACAACGGTCTGTGGTATTTTGATCAGCAGGTTGCGAATTGGCGCTGACTCATAGATGCGAGCAGCAACCCCAATGCCGCCAGCAGTTCCAAGCGTTGCAAGGAACCCTAGCAGGCCGCCACCAAAGTAGCTAGACAGTGCCGCAGCACTGACGGGGATTGCGGCTTGGACGCCTGTTGGCGGTGCTGCTGCTGCCTCAGATGCTCGTTTTGTGATGTTGAGTACCCTGGTCAGTCCTTCGATTTGTTTGAGGTCATCACCACTGAAAAAGACGCCAACGGATGTTCCAAGACGTTTGACTTCATTGGCAAACTTATCAGCAGAAATCACAGTTCCTTCTGCGACTTCTGAGGTTGCTTTTTCTGCTGCGCGAGCAAGAATTGCAGCTCTAGCGCTTTCACGCCCTGCTGGTGTGAGGCTGGCATAAAGCTGCCTGACTTCACTGGGTTTCTTGCTGAAAAGCATGTTGCCAATGACCTCTGGTGTGGCATCACCGCGTGTGAGCACTGATTTCAATGTGCTCATGTCAAGCTCGCCAGCAAGATCAGCCAGCCGCTTGTCTGCCACTTTCCACTTTGTCACATCACGACGTTCACCGACCTGAGTGATAAACGACTCCATGTCGCGCTTGAGCGGGCCGTAGATGCTGGACAATGCCTTCTCACCAATGCCACGAACTGATGCCAGTTCTGGAGCCTTAAAACTTTCTCCGATCTGCTTTCGGAGTGTCTCAACGTTGACCAAGTTCTGACCTTGTATGGCCGTTTTCCAATCTGTTAAACGGTCAATGATTGGCGCGACTTCTTGGGTTTTTAAGCCTTGCAGTTTCGCAATCTGTTCGTCGATGGCATTGACCGTATTGGTCATCGGCACTGTGCCAGCTTGTCCAAGACGTTCAATGACTTCGGTTTTTGCGCCAGTGTATTTTGTAAGATCAGCGCCTCGTTTAGTGGCCAAATCCTTCATCACATCGTCTGATGCTCTGGCAGCATCATCAGCTCCAAAGTCTCGCAACACATTGCGCACAGCCTCGATGCGCTGGGTTTGTTGAGTTTGACGCACTCCACCAGTACCAGCAACAGGAATGCGCTCTCCAACCGTTTGAAGCCACTTCGATGCGAAGGTACGCGGAGGAACCACGTCGCTTGTCATGAGGGTAACGCCTGCACGTTCTGCATCTGCAATGTCAGATGGAAGTTGTGCCGCTGTTGGCTGGATTCTGGTCGTGGCCATCTTTGCACCAGCTACACCACCCGCAAGGCTTGCTGCAATTTGCCCAACTTGACCGACTCCCATTTCCTTGGCTACTTGGCCAGCAGCGCCAGCTCCTGCACCACCAGCAACCTGCGCCACTGGCTTGGCTGCCAGCATGCGACCAACCTCGCGGGTCACAGGAGCGGCCTGCCCAGCGGCCGTTTGTATTGCACGCCCAGCAGCCGCCATGCCTCCAGCACCGCTTGCGCCAGCGGCAGTGGCTTGGACAATCTTTTCGGCTTGGGTTCTTGCTTGAGGAACACCGACGCGAGTCAACAGATCAGCCATCGCATCTGTTGGCATGGTGTATTGCGTGCCAAACAGGTTATTGATGGTACTGACAATCGGGTCACCAACGACCTGGGCCAAGGTGGCCGCGCCAGCCCCAGCGATTGCGCCAGGCACAGCACCGACACCAGCAAACGGAGCGCCCATAGCTGCCCCTGCTGCCGCTCCAGCAGCAGGCAGCGCCAAGCCACGGGTGGCCGCACCGACAAGGCCGCTTATGGTCGTTTGTGCTGGTGATGGCGCTGCTTGAGATGCCGCCCATTCTTCTGGCGACATTGGAACAGATGCCGCCGTCGCAGGTGATTGGGTAGCAGCCCGCTTAGTCTGTGATGCAAGCCATTCTTCTGGACTCATTGCGCCCCCACAGATTGTTTGTATGCGTTCCACTGTGCGTCAGTGAAATTTGCAGGACGAGTGTAAGTTTGACCGCCAACTGTTACGCTATTTGCTGCTGATGGAACAATCGATGGTGGAACAATCGATCCACGACCACCACCAGCAGATGTTGGCTCAGGACCAAACACGTTGTCAGGATTTAGGCGGTAGTTTTTAACCACTACGCCCAGCGCCTTCTTGTCATCAGCGGCCTTTTTCTGTGCCGCGTCAAGATACTGCTTTGCAAGGCTAACGTATTCTTGTCTTTGTTTTGAATCCAGCGCAAAAATCTGACCACTTTGCAGTTTTTGTGCTTGATTTGAAAGACGATCAAACAGTCCAGCCGTATCGCGTGCTGTCGCAAATTCAGTCTCACGCACAACAGAGCCTGGATCAAGCATTTTCATGAATCCAGTAATCAATGCAATGTCACCAGGGCCGGTTTTGGCTTGGGCCGATGCTTGCAGGTTTGAAAATGTAGTGCCGAGTTCACTATACACTTTGGTGCGTGCTTGAAACTCTCTGCGAATTTTTTCTTCCTGCTCAAATGCCTTGGCCGGATCAATTCCACCTGTTGCTTTCAAAGCCTCTAGCTCAAGCGCAGCTCTTGCAGTTTCGACGCCAAGTTTTTTTGTTTGCGCCAACGCTGATCCAGTCTGGGCTTGCGTTAAGCCAAGATCAGCCGCTTTTTTCTTGAGTTCTTGCAGTTTGATCTGCTCTGCGTACTTTGCATCGACAACGGCTTTTTGTGCCTGCGCCTTCGCAAGATCAGCGTTTGCTTTTGCGGTCTCTGCCGCGTTGGCTGCTGTGGCCTGTGCTGTTTTTGCATCGGCAATGGCTTTGTCTGCATCTGCAACCAGCCTTCTAAGTGCTTCTGGTGCCTGAGCCGCTGCTCTGGCTTCACCGCCAACACTTGCAGCTGTCAATGCATTTTCTTTGGCAGTTTGAGCAACACGCAAATCTTGCTCTGCGGCCAGACGAGTTGGTGTGTCTGCAGCCTCGGCAACTCTCCTTTTTGCGTCAGCTTCAGCAGCCGTTGCATCAGCAACGTTTTTAGCCAGGACTGAGGGCTGTAGTTCAGCCGCCCTTGCCTCTCCTCCAACACTTGCGGCAGTTGTGGCTTGCTTCAATTGAATTTCAGCTTGCGTCAACTCATTTTTCAACTGCCTCTGAATTGCCACGTCAGGCTCTGCTTCAAGTCTTGCACGAAGTTCTTGCACCTTGAGCCGTGACTCGGTGACTGCTGTATCAGCCTTTGCCTGTGCCTCTTTAAGCGCTGCGGGTTCTTTGGCTAAACGGGCACGCTCTTGCCTGAAATCTGTGATGCCCTTGTACCATTCTGAGCCGAACGTGCCGGCCCCAAGCGACTCCACAAGCCTGGCTGCTTGATTGGCATCTTGATTGGCGATCGTCAGGATGTCTTGAAATGCCCGCTTCTGGTTTGGGTCTGTCTCGGCATCAATACGTTCTTGAAGGATCGTCTTGGCTGTTTCTGGGTTTGACTCAAGGGCCAGCAGCACCTGTGATGTGAAACGCTTGGACGAAGCCAGCTTCTCAGCGCCCATGTTCTCGCCGATCAACTTCAAGGCATCAAACTGCTGCTTGTTTGCGCCGACCAGTAGTGGCTGCAGTTCCTCAATCCTGCGTTCGGCAGGTGGCTTTGCAAAGAAGGCATTCAAGCCAGCTTGATACTGTTGCTGCTGTGCTTGGGCTGCTTGCAGTTGCTGCATCTCAAAGGCACGCTTCTGCCTTGCTGCATTAATTTCTTCTAAGCCAGCGCCAAGTTTGAAGCCACCGAGTGCAGCCTCAAACGGGCTTTGCACATCGACTGCGTAGTTGATCGGTGCTTGGAATGGATTGATGGTGGCCATGTTCTATTCCTCAAAAACCGAAGCCCATGCCAGCCTTGCCGCCTGCACCGTACTGGAATCCAAGAATCTGAGCAGGCAAGTTGAACAGGCCGCTGAATGCCTTGGCCTCGCCCAGCTCGCCACCGGCACGGGCCGCGCCTTGCTGGGCCAGCAGGTTGGCCACGTTGGTGCCAGTCTCCATGCCAGCAGCGCCGACACCGGCAGCAGATCGTTGGCCCAATTGCGTCATGCCGCCCAGGCGTCCGTACTGCTGCTCTATGAGGCTGGACAGGAGCTGTGGCCGGAACTCGCTCAGTGCAGCCTGGATGTTGCCGCCACGCAGCCCACCAGTGGCCGATGCACGCTGCAGCAGGGCTTCCTCGCCTTGCTGGGCCAGCGCCTGGAATGTCTCACCGCCTCGGATGCGCTCAATGGCCGCCTGTTCTGCCTCTGGGCCTTGCAATCCAAGCAGCGCCTGCTGTTGCTGGAGCGCAGGTAGACCTGCCTCGGTGTAAGGCTTGAGCAAGGCCTGCAAGGCGTCGAACTGCCTGCGCTGCTCTGCTACGCCAGCCTCTGCTGCGCCTGCTTGAATACCTGCGGCCTCGCTTGCTGCATCGGCCTGCATCATGCCGCCGATCAGTTGAGAGCCTCCAACGATTAAGCCAGTTACTGGATCAGGCATGGCTGAACTCCTTCATGTAGTCTTCTAGCGTCTCGCCATACAGTCCCATGACTTGAGACGCCGCGTCTGTAGCACGCTGAGTGCCGTGGCACAGCGCCACAGCGATCAGCACAACGTCATAGTATCCGGCACGCCAAACAAATGATCTCGCATCGGCCTTGCCTGCTCGCTCGGCCTGGTCAGATGCCTGCCATTTGAGGACCATTGAGGCAACGATGGGCGAAAGTGTGGGTGCGTTTGCCTGCCAGAATGCGTTCTGGTTCATGCCCACCAGGCTGTTCCAGATCACTGCATTAAGGTCTTCGCGCTCGACTGGATCACCGTCGGCCACATCGTCAAAGACCTGGATGGCACCATAGAGCATAAGCAGCCACTCGACGGCTGGCGCAGGAAGCGCGAGAGACCTTTGCAGGTTCTCCTTCAGCCAATCGACACCAGTCATGCGCAGCTCCTCTTCAGGGTGAGCTGCTGGCGGCTCGATAGGCTCAGCGACTGCATTTTCCCACATTTCGACATCCCGTCAATCTTCTTCGTCTTCGCGCTCTTCCCAGGCCTGGCAGACGCGCAGGTCGTGGCAAATGAACTCCAGCTTCTCGCAGTAGCCCCTAAAGCCTGCATCCGTGTCCCACTCGTTGCGCGGGATACGCTCCATCTTGAGCTGCATCTCGACCGAGTTGTCGTAGTACTCGCAGTTCGAGCAGCGCCGCCGACGGGCCTCTTTCTCGTCGCACTGCATGGCCTTGCCGACGGCAACCCAGAAAGTCTTGTTCGCGGTCGGCTCGTTGCTGGGGTTCTCGGGACCGAGCATCCAGTCGTCGATGGCGACCTGGGTGTTCTTTTTGTTCTCGGCTGTGGTCAGGAACTCTTCCTCATAGGGAATGCCACCAAACCCAGAAATCATCATCTTCGGCATCTTTGCGTAGTCCATGTCTTACTCCTATCAGGTGATCTCGCGGCCATTTGCGCGGATTGTCAACGATGTGGCTGCGCTTGCAATGGTGGAGATGAAGCCGCCAGGCTCCAAGGCCTGCCCAACCAGTCCGGGGAAAGTGTAGGTCTCGTCTGGTGCGATGGCACGGGTGTCCACAATCAGGTTGCTCGCGCCTGCGCTGCCACCACTTATCACCAAATTGACGCTGATGGTCACATTGCCTGCGCTGGTGTTGGTGGCCGTGAATTTGTCGATGATGGTCTTGCAGTTCACCGCCGTGTACTGAGTGGTCTGGCTGTTCTCGGCCTGCTTGGCAGGGATCAGCACCTTGATGGTTACGGTCATGTCATGCTCCTTATGTGGCTTCGGCACCGCTGGCCGTGATTGTCAGGCCTGTCGATGCTGCTTGAACTTGGATGGTTTCTGCTGCGTTCATCACCTGCACGCCGTTGTACTGCAGTGCGTTGTTGGCTGGGACAGACACATCGTAAAGGAATGCGTTTGTCGTGCCTGCCGTGCCAGCAGAAGGCACCAGAAACACTCGCACATTGATGGCCGCTGCCGTCGTGTTGGCAATGCTGAACTCCTTAAGCAGCGTGCGGGTGCTGGCTGGGACCGTATAAAGCGTGGTCACGCCAGTGGTGATCGCAGCCTGGCCCAGCTTGGTTGGGGTTATTACATCGAAAGCCATGTGAGCACCAGGTTAGATTTAACAAACGCAGGTAAGGCGGCTGCCGTCAATGGCCCACTTTCCCAGCGTTGCTGGATGCCGTCGTAAATGAGGACATCGCCAGTTGTCGGTGTTGGAGCGTAAACGTCGGACAGTTGGCCGACCAGCGGCTCAGCTTGAACCCTGACAAATACGGAGCCAGATCCTCCAGACCCAGCATTGACCACCGCAGCCACCACCACATGAGGGATTGGGGCTTGTGGCAGATTCTTTGTCAGGCCACCAGCGAATGACGGGTTGTAGTACAGGATGTCGCCATCTGCCCAGACTTCGCCATAAGGCGTGCCTGTGGTGTTGAATCCTCGAACCAGTCCAAAGCTGGAGACCAGCCCGAAGTCGTTGTTTGCGATGGCCTCGGCAGCCACGCCCATGACAAGCTGGCCATTGGTCAAGCCGGTTGATGGTTTGCCCTTAAGCACGCCAGACGATCCGACAGCGCCATCGAACATCACCAGTTGCCCTTTGGCAATGTTGGCCGAGGCCTTGATGTAATAGTACTGCGACTCGCCAATGGACTGGTTGACGTTTGGCGTCATGTCCAGGTTGAGCGTGTAGCCACCATTCCAGTGCAACCTGCCGACCTTCGTGGCCGGATCAGGCGCATTGGTGTTGAAGTCGATGTAGTCGGTGGTGACCGAGTTGTTGTTCTGCTCAACAGGCGCAAGAGCCAGCAGATTCAGCACCTGGGCCAGCCTGGGAATGGCATCCAGTGCTTGCTGGACCTTGGCATTCAGCACCGCATCATCGACCGCCGTGTCCTGGGCCAGTGCAGCAATCTGGGCCAGCGCCTCGTTGGCCGTTGCCGATGCTGTGTCGGCCTGGTACTCGAAGTCTGTGCCGGTGATCACCTGCAGCTCGTCCACCACAGCAAACAGCAGCTCGAACTGCCTGATCTGCTGCTGGTCGGTCAGAAACTGCGCGAGCTGGTCGCGTGTCAGGTTCAGCCTGCGGGAGACGGGTGCGGTGGCCATCAGTACGCCAACGCCTCGATCTGGGCCTCAAGACGGGCAAACGACACATGGGCATCGCTGTCGCCACGGAATCGCTGGATGCGCCAGTTGCGCATGTGTCCCTGCTGGAACCAGGCCAGGCGCTTGGCAGTGTTGCCAATGGTGCCGACGCTGATGCTGCGGTCCTGGCTCCAGGACAGGCCGTTGACGCTGTAGCTGGTGCTGATCTGCGGGTTCTTGCCCAGCGCCACGCTGCCGGTCAGTGCGACCAGCTCGAGGCGGTTGAAGATAGCGCCATTGCCTTCGTTGTAGACGATGAGCGTGCCGAACTCCCAGCGCACCTGCTGTCCCCAGTGGTGGCCGGTGTCCTGCACCAGATAGCCGATGTTGCTGCTTTGCGGATCGCCGACCAGCCACTTATCGTAGACCCAAACCAGATTGCGTGCGCGGTACTGGCTGAAGCCGACCACAGCCGTGGTGAGCGTGAACCAGACGGGCTGCTCGAGCGCCTCGCTGGCCGATGCGTCGTAGACCACTGTGCGGTCTGGTAGGTGGACGTAGAGGTGCTGGTGCGCCTTGTCGTTGCGTGCCTCCAGCTTGACCTTGACAAGTTGCGCCTCGGTGTACTGCAGTAGCAGGGTGTCGATCTCCTGCGTGCTGATTTTCTGGGTGGTTGCTGCTGCGCCAAGATAGATGCCTGGCGCTTCGTTGCGGCCACCGCCCAGAAATGCGATGCGCTCAAGATAGGTGCAGCAAGCGTGCGTGCCAATCACACCTTTTTGAACTTGTGCGCCGTCAATCCGCTGAAAAGGAAACAGTGCGCCGCCCACGTTGTCAAACACCTCTTGCGTGTTGCTATTGAGGGCATAGACCTCGTTGCGCAGCTTGATGAGCGCAACCACAGGGTCTGGATCAACCTCGGAGCTGCCGTATTTCAGCGGATTGACCTGCATCGGGTCTGACAGCTCGGTGACGACCAAATTGGCACCGTCGGTGGTCATGAAGAAGCCATCCACCCATACCACATCAAGCACCACGCCAAGGTCTGGGTCGGTGACTTGCCGCAAAATGGGAGCCGTTGGGTTCCAGACCGATGTCGCTGTCGTGTTGACCGGAATCCAGTAGTACAGGCGGCCACCGGACGCAATGGCCAGCACATCGAAGCTGTAATCCATCGTCACCAGTTCGGTGGTTGGCCCACCAACATCGCCCAGCACGGTCACGGTGCCATTGCTGGCAACGGTCACCAGCTTGGTGCCCATGACCCGATAGCAGACGCCGTTCCAGTTGATGCCACCACGGTCAACGCCTGGGCCTGTGCCGTTGGACACGATGCCGTCGCCAGGACGCAGAAAGCCATTGCTGATGCCAGACGCCTTTGGCACCGGCACCATGTTTACAGGGTATGCGGTGCGCAGTTCTGGCGTGTTGTCAGCGTAGATGCCGGAAAGGATTGGAACTTGCATGTGCTTACCACTTCACCTTTGACGCCCACCAAGCGGCAGACATCTTGCCCTTGGCAATGTTGGCAGCGTGCCTGGCCTTGAACGACTCGCGCCGAGCCTTGTCGGCATTGGACTCGCCTTCCTTCTTTGGGCTGCCTGAGACGCCCTGCTGGCCGAAGCGAATGGTCTTCACTTGGTCGCCGACCTTGGCCACGACAACGTGGCTCTTGGTCGGGTGCGATGGCGTGCGCTTGGGCTTGTTGTAGCCCTCGACGCCAACGCGAGCCAGGCGGCTGTCTTTGGTGGCCATGTCAGGCCACCCGATACCAGCTATTGGTGGCCTGGTAGAAGCGCATCGTAAAGAAGGCATTGGCGGCCAGCGTTGTCGGTGCGCCAAAGGCTGCTGCTGCACCGTTCAAGGCCAGCGTAAAGCTGGTGATGATCTGGGTGGTGGTCACCAGCACCTGGGTGCCATCAGGCACGCCAGTGTTCAGCGGCAGCGTGATCGTGCCAGCGGCCAAAGTGCCAGCAGGCTGGATCAGCATCCACTGCTGCTCGGTGGTCGGAGTCGGCACCGTGATGTTGAAGCCTGTGCTAGGCGTGTACAGGTTTGTGGCCACCGTCGGTGCTGCAAAGGTGGCCTGGAAGTATTGCAGGAGCTGGGTGATCGAGACCTTGCGTGCGTCGCCATTGTTGGAGACGTAGACCGGCAAGAGGTCGCCGCCAGAGACCTGGCTGATGCCAGAGAGTTGATTGATGGTTGGCATGGTTCTGGTTCCTCAGTTGTACTCGAGTGGGCCGTCCTGGCCTGCCAGGACTGGATCGACGGGTTGGCGCAGGAATGGATCGTCGTAGACGCGCCAGGGCTTGTTGCCTGCACCGGATGGCATAGTCCCAGGCATCTGCTGCTCCATCGGCATGGCCGCACGGGACAGGAGCGTGTTGTAGGACTCCTTGGCCGTGGCCTTGGTGTCGGGCATCACCTGCTTGCCGTAGCTTGGGGCCAGCTTGATGGCCATGTTGGTGTAGATGGCCTCGTTGGAGCTGTCCGGCACGTTGGTCTGCTCGTCCAGGTCGCTGTCCTGTGGGCTGGATGGCAGCGGGTAAGCCAGCCGGATGCCAAGAGCATTCCAGGCGGCCATCATGGTGTCAAGCCTGCGCAGTGCTGACTGCATCTGCTCTGGGCCGAGGTCGAAGGCGTAGGAGGCCAAGCCGATCTCGTCGAAGGCTTGCTCGATGAATTGGCGCTTGGTCCATCCCATGTCATTCTCCTGTTTTCTCGGACAGCCGATCTTGGATCAATTGTCCCAGCTTTTTGTCCCTTGTGCGACCATCAAATCGGATGCCGAGT